ATGACAGCAATGACCACTGAAACCCAAACCAGGGTCATCAAAAACGACAGCGCAGCCAATGTTTTGCCCATTTGCCTACTCGCCCCGATGAAAACCGCTTCAGTGAATCAACTCTTTTGCCTTCTCCAGGCACTCCGTGGCGCTGTCCAGTGCTTCGGCCGCTTTGGCTGAGGCAGAATTGCCATTTTCAGCGCGATTGCCGGTGATGACAAACAACACATCGACACCGACCTTGGCAATCGCCGCCAGGTAATCTGCCCGTGGAAAACGCACACCGTTTTCATAACGCCCCTGGGCATTGGTCTCAACGCCTCCGACCTTGCCCAGCGCCGCTTGAGAATAGCCAAGCCTGACACGCTCTGCCTTTAACCTCGCCCCAATGCTCATAAACAACCTCCTTTGTGGGATCGTGGATACGATACTGCGCACAAAAGGTTAGTTCCTTGACCGAACTGAGCCGCTATTTATTGCCTGATCCTAGAAAACCATCACCCCTTGTTATCCGGCACCTGCGGCGCCTGAGGGCATCTGATACGCTTTTTTCTTCTGCATCTGACCCTGTAACGAAACCCGTCCTGGCCTGACAATACACCCACTCCCGACACGCCCGTGGAGCCCGACAGGAACCGTCCTGCCGGCCCGTTCATTTCGGAGGCCTTATGGCTAAGATGGCATTTTTCCTGTTCGGTTTTCTTGCGCTGACCATCGCGATTGGTCTGCTTGCCACCATCTCACCGGTCTAGCATCCACACCCCGCCGCCTAAGTTCAGCGGTAGTTTCAGCCGGCAAAAAACATCGGATACAACGACACCACCAACAACCCCGCCATCGACCAGTTGAACACCCGCAACCAGCGCGGCTCGCGCAATACATTGCGCAAGCCGCTGCCACAGCCGGCCCATACACAAACGCTGGGCAGGTTCACCAAGGCAAACACCGCAGCAATCAACAGCACATTGGTGACATAACCGTCGGCAGGCGTGTAGGTGGTGATCGCGCCCAGCGCCATGACCCAGGCCTTGGGGTTGACCCACTGGAATGCCGCCGCGCCGAGAAAAGTCATGGGTTTGCGCTTGTCATCGGTGTCATCGGACATCGCGCTGGAGGTTGCAATCTTCCACGCTAGGTACAGCAAATACGCCGCCCCCACATAGCGCAATACGGTGTAGGCCCACGGCAACGCCTTGAATACCTCACCCAGCCCCAAGCCCACGGCGATCACCAACAACATAAAGCCAATGCTGATCCCCAGTGCATGGGGAATCGAGCGAATAAAACCGAAGTTCACCCCGGACGCCAGCAACATGGTGTTATTGGGACCTGGGGTGATTGAGGACACAAAGGCGAACAGCGCAAAGGCTGACAACAGGCTTGAAGACATAAGCATGGCGCGACATCCGAACGAGTACTGTGGCCGTGACAGTAGAACGTTGCGCCAGCCTGCGCCCCGTACAGCTACGGGTAGATACAGGCATACACTTCGTCAGCCCCCCAACAAGCGCCTTCGAACCAAACTGCCATTGGTTTGCCTTCATTGATCGGTATACTTGCGCCCTCCTCTGCACCCTGTGCTGAACACATCCTGAAAGGACACTCGATGAGCAACTACCTCGACCGCGCGCTGACGGGCCTGCGGACCCTGGGCATCAATCTTCTGCAGCCGGTTCCAGACGCACCGGTACTGGTATTGCTGGACCGCGTTGCCCAGTACGACACCGCCAAAGTCACTGCTATCGCTGCCGTGCTGCAACAGTCGACCACCTTCAACAGCGTGGTTCGCGAACAGATTGCCGGCATGGATATCTCCACACGCTTCATGGACATCACCCAGAGCTTCACCTCGATTCGCGAAGACGCCGCCGCCATGGCCGGCTGGATGGATGACGGGCGCCTGGATACGCTGGAGAAGCTCAAGCTGAGCTGGATGAACCTGCGTCGTGGCTCGATCCCCAGCCGCTTCAGCGAGATCCGTGAAAACTACCTGCAGGTGTGCAAGTCGGCCAATGACCAGATCTCCCGGGAAACGGTGATTCTGGAGGCCTACTTGGACTTCCGCATGGCCATGAAGGCGGCCGAGGTCGATGCCCAACAAGTGCTCGCCCTGGCCGGCCAGGTCCTGGAGCAGCGTACCCAGGCCTTGAACGAAGCCAACGCCCAAGTTACGGCTGCCGAAACCCTGGCGCCGGCCGAACGCGCGGCCCTGGAGTTGCGTCGCGATGAAGCCGTACGCGCGCTGCAGGACGAAGACAAGCGCTACCAGATCGTCAAGGACATCGCCGATGACCTCAAGGTCGGCTACAACACGGCCGAAATGGTCTTCGCCCGGATCAACCAGGTGCATGTGATCAAGGAGCGCCAATACCAGCGCATGGTCTCGTTCTTCTCCACCAACGAAGTGGTGTTGACCGGCCTCGCGGTATCGTTCACCAGTAACAGTGGCCTGGCCGAAGCCACCAACACGCTGAATGCCACCACCGACGGCATCAGCAAGGGCCTTGAAGCCCTGGGCAGCACCGGCAACACCCAATTGGAAGCGGCGGTCAAGGCCAGCTATGGCTCCACCATCAAGGTCGACTCGGTGCGCGCCCTGGCCGAAGCCACCCTGAGCTTCCAGACTGACATGCACGGCCTGACGGAAACCTACCGCGCTGAATCCAGCAACGCGTCCCGTGACATCGCCGAAGCCGTCGAAGAGGCCAAACGCAAGTTCGCCGCATTGCTGACAAAGGCCGCTTGATGAGCGACATTCTTCTCTCCGAGCAACTCGGCGCGATGGCGCTGGTGGATCAACTGCGCCACCAGCAGATGGCGGTGGAAAAGGACTTGAGCCTGCCCCAACGCCGTGCCGAAGTGGCGGCGCGCATCCGCGAGTATTACCAGAACAACGGCATTCAATTTACCGAAGCGCAGATCGACCAGGGCGTGCGCGAATTCTTTTCCAAACGCCTGGTGTTCGAGGCCCCGGAACTGAGTGCGCTTGACCGTTTCTGGAGCAACGTACTGCTCAGGCGGCATCGCGGCATACTCGTCATCCAACTCATCGCGGTCACCTTGCTGGTGGTGCAATGCAGCCGGGTGATGGTCGCCAGACACGAAATCCAAGAAGCTCAAAGAGCGGCCATCGCCGTCGAGACGAGCGCGGCACAAAAACAATCAGACATCGCCCACCTGAAGGCTCGCCTGAGCGCCGTGCAACAGGACCCGGCCTATATTGAGGGCGGCGACCTGTTCAGCGCCCTGCCCCGCCTGAATACCAAGGCCGAACATGCCCTGGCCATGGTCGATACCTCCGGGGTCGATTACGCCAGTGAGCAGATCGGCGTGCTTGAGGCGTTTTTAGCCAAGGTCAAGGCAGTCCAGCCGATGACCGATCAGCTCAACGAGTTGACCCGCAAGGTCGCCGACATTCACCTGCCCGCCGCCGACAGTAAAGCGACGCGGGGCATGCAGGCCGAATTGGTCATGATCAAAGACCTCATCGGGAAATTCGAGATCGAAAAAGCCGGCGGCCAACTCAGGGCCCTGCGTGCCAACACCGAACTGATCCCCAAGGAGGTGACCATTCGGGTTGTCGACCGCCCCGGCACGCCGTCCGGTGTCGAGCGCTGCTACGACAAGGCGCTGTGTAATTCCAATCCTGGTTCGACCGAGGGCAAGAGCTGGTATTTGGTTGTTGAAGCCGTTGACCTGTCGGACAGGCCGGTGCTGCTGCCCACCGTCAGCAGTGAGACCGGCACCGGCGCCTGGGCCAGCCAGTTCGCTGTGCGGGTACCGCAGGCCGAATACCTGAAGGTCAAGGCCGACAAACTCGACGACGGCCACCTGACCAACCGAGTAGTCGGCCGCAAGCCAGCCGGCAGGATGGAAGTCACCTATTTGAGCCAACGGACCACCGACCCGCTCGAAACGATATTGGAGTGGTGAAGACATGACGCCTGACACCCTGATCGGCATCACCGAACGTAACTCCCGCAACGCCGAATTGATGATGCGCACGGCCGAGCAACACCTGTCTGAACTGCTCGGCGAGCAACTGGCGCTGGAGCAGGACATTACCCAGCGCCTGGGTAAAATCGCGGCCCTGCACCTGGACCAGGGCAACACGCAGAACGAGCAAGTCGCCGCCGCCCTGAACCTGCGCCAACAGTCCCAGGACCTGCTCCACCAGCAACTGCGCGACGCTGAGCAGGCCGTGGCCCTGGCACTGGCGGGCAAGGAAAAACTGCAAGCGCGAGCCGACACCCTCGACCAGCAAGCCCGGCAATCCCTGGAGCAAAACCCTGACTACGCCCGCCAGGTCGAGCAACTGGACCTGGCCCAGGCCGCCCACCGAGAACACGTCAGCGGTTATGAAGACCTGCGCCAGGAGTGCGCACTGAAGCGTCCGACCTTTGATACCAACCTGGTCTACGTCTACCTGCGCGGACACGCCTTCGGCACCGACCAATACCGGCGCAACCGTCTGAACCGCTGGATGGACAACTGGCTGGCGACCAAGGTGAACTACCTCGCCAACCGTAAGAACGAGCTGAGCCTGATCGCCCTTGGTGAGCGAAACGAGGCCTTGCAGGCCGAGCGCATCGCCCTGATCAGCACCTTGAGCGCAAGTGTCGATGCGCAACTCGCTCAGGCACGTGACCAGCACGGACAGGCCTCAATACAACCCGAGCTTGATACCCTTCAACGCGTGGTCGACAACGCCAAGCGCCAGGCCAATGCCATCCAGGAAAAACTCGGCAGCTACTCACGCAACGAAGACCCGCAGTACCAGCGCGCTCGGCAGTTGCTCACTGACCAGTTGAAAACCCAGAGCATTGGCGAATTGATCGACCTGGCCAGCCACACCCCGGGCGACGCCGACGACCTGATCGTCGAGCAGCTGCAAACCCTGAACCTGCGCTTGAAGGCGGTGGTACAGCAGTTGGCGGAGACCCAGGAAGAAGCCGTGGTGCACCAGAGCAGCTACCAGCGTGCCAAAGACCTGGAGCGCAAAGTTCGCAACGATGCGTTTACCGGCCGCGATGTTTACTTTGACCTGTCGACTGACTTCGAGCGTCTGGTAGAGAGCTACATGACCCAGGGCGCAACCCTTGGCCAGGTTGTGGATGTGCTAAGCCGGGGCCTTAAAATCGTGCGCCGCAGCCAGGTAGCGGCAGGGGCGACGCGAGGCTATGTCAGCGCATCGATCAGCCCTGTCGTCCTAGGCGTCGCCACCGTCGAAAGCAGCAATAACAACACAGCCAGCTTTTCGACGTCAGGCAGTACAGGCGGCGGCAGCTTCAGGACGACCGACAGCTTCTAGCCTGGCGCGAAGCAAATCCGGGACTTCCTCGTTGCTAGCTGTCAGACAACGAGGAAGTGATCTGCGCAATCGCATCCTGATCCAGCCCGTCCAGCGTGCGGTAGTGGTTGATGATCAACGTCTCCTTGTCACTCAGGGTGGCCTGGTTGATAACCGCCCTCTCCCCCGTCAACACGTAAAGCACGTCCACGCCTTTATGCCGGAGAGCAATCAGGTAATCGGTCTTGGGCGCCCGCGCGCCACTTTCGTAGTGCACCTGAGCATTCGCACCCACACCGCCAATCGCACCAAACTCCTGTTGGGAGAGCCCCAGGATCTTGCGTTCTTCCTTCAGGCGGATGCCGAGTTTATCGTCCATGGTGGGTACCTCAATAAACGTGTTTAACACCCACCATACGCTTATGTGCCGGAGCGGGGTCCATTCATTCGGAAGGGTTACCGGCAGACAATATTCATCAGGGTTCACGTGACGTCAGCGGCGAGCCGACTTACCTTGGCCACCCGCCCCTCTTACTGGTGCAGAGCGTGCTAAAGATCGCCACCCTTGCCGCCGGGTTTATCTGCCTGTCGATGCTGCCTGCTGCCCAAGCGAGTGATGGGTTCTACGTCAACCCGCAGTCCACCGCCGCACAGTGGGTCCAGCAGCACCCCGATACGCCTGCCACTGCAAGTATCCGCTCAACCATCGCCGAGGTGCCCAGTGCCCTGTGGCTGACCGGCACCAGCCAGGCTGCGGGCACGCTCCCGGCTCGAGTCAATCGTTACGTATCGGCCGCTGCCGGCGCGGATAGAACGCCGATCCTGGTGGCCTACAACTTGCCCCATCGCGACTGCAGCGGCGGCGCGTCTGCAGGGGGCGCACCGAGTGCGACAGCGTACCGGGCCTGGATAGACCAACTGATCAACGGTATTGGAGACAAGCCTGCGGTGGTTATTCTGGAACCGGATGCACTGGCCGATATGCAGTGCCTGGACAAGGACAAGCGCTCCGAGCGGCTGGAGCTGTTCAATTACGCCGTGTCGGGGCTCAAGCAGCGCGCACACCATGCGGATGTTTATCTGGACGCCGGCAATCCAGGCTGGAAATTCCCAGGCACCATGGCCGAGACGTTGAATGCAGCCGGTGTAAAACAAGCCCGCGGGTTTGCCCTGAATATCGCCAACTTCTACACCCTCGCCCAGGTGCGCAGTTACGGTGACGCAATCAATGCCAGGCTGTTAAGCGAATACACCTATACAAAAGCCATCGCGGTAGACACCAGCCGCAACGGCAACGGCGCAACGCCTGGTGACTGGTGCAACCCCACAGGTCGCAGGATCGGTATGACACCGCAAGTGCTTTCGCCACAGTTGGTTGCCCTATGGATCAAGCTTCCGGGCAACTCGGACGGGGCGTCTTCGACAAAAGCCGATTGTCACGGTGGCCCGGCGGCAGGCACGTTCAGCCCCGAACTGGCGTTGCACCTGATTGATGGGAACTAAGAGCGCCCCTTGCATCGCGCTGCCCCATTGCCCAGGATGGCCCTCTTGAGCTCAACACCGGCAAGGAAGCATCACGTTACCGAGGCCGAACGAACATGACGCTCCCTGAAGATAACCCGTTGAAGACAGAGGAGTATCAGCGCCAGGCGAATCTCTGGTACTGGCTTCCCCTTGGTTTATTGGTGGTTTTTTTAACGATTACTTCGATGATTTTCCTGGGGGCAAATCCACCAGAATGGATGTTTGTCGCATTCAACGTTGGCTGGGCCATCGTTGCGTTAACGCTGCTGATGCGGCTATCGGGTGTGTACTGCGCCAAGTGACGTAGCACGGCGCATCGCCATCCTGGTACTTCGTCTCGAGTAGATGCTCGTCTTAAAAACCCATCAATGTGCGAGAAACAACGTGAAACAACTCACATTTATGGTGTTTCGCTGTTGAAGGTCAAAAATTGACCAAATATATTTCGCTGCACCCGAGCGCTCACTTCTATACGGATATTGTTCTGCGCTTGCTCGGGCCCCCGGATCTGCGCAGGCAATAAAACATTGAGGTTTGCCATGCGCCTTTCCAGACTCGCACCCGCCGCCGCCCTGTTCAGCCTGTTCACCCTCACCGCCCAAGCCGCCGACCTGACTGCCCTCACGGGCGCCCTGTCAGCTGCCTTGGGTGGCGCCAGCAACAGCAACAACACCGTCAACGCCAATAACGCCAATAACGCCAACTGCCAACAACAGATCCGCGATCTGCAGACAAATATCAACGCGGCCAATGCCAAGGGCGATACCTTGCGCGCGACCGCGTTCCAGGCGGCGCTGACACAAACCAACAAAAGCTGCAGCAACAGCACCTACAACGCTCAGGCGCAGGTGGATACCAATCCCCAACGCCAGCAAAACGTGAACAAGGCTGCGGATGCGATCAACGCGATTGGCGGGCTCTTCAAGTAAGTCGGGATACCCAGTAAAAGGCCCGCGATCGCGGGCTTTTTCTACCGCCGCACTTTGCAAAAGACGATAAAAAACCCGTAGACGTTAATCTGCGGGGTTATTTAGCGTGCGGGACATAATCAGATAAATCCGTCCCCTTGACCTTGCTTCCCCTGTTTAAAATCTTCTCGGCTTTTTAAGGGCCAGCAAGGCAAATCGCTTTAACTTGCGGGACGTTTCCTAGAGAATCTTTCGGCCTTGTGCCCGCTGGAATCGCTGGCTAGTCTTCGCTCCGTCGCTGCATATCAGCGACCGGGTGTGGAAACCTGGAAATCAGTGGGCGCCAAGCGCCAGCACCATAATCGTTGTCGGCGTTTTTTTCGTCAGCGTTCTATGGCGGCTGTACGTGGGCAGACTTCGGTCTGACCGGGTCCTACTGTCCGGTTTTCCACCCTGCGTATAGCTGCCACCCTCTGTCGTGTGGAAACGACATTAGGTGGCTCCCCCCTCAGTAGGAGCTTATGCATGGACAAGATCGTTCCAGACCCACCTCGTACCACCCGGGACCGCGAAGCTTTTGATCGCGCCTTGAGTCACTACCTCCAACCCGACCCCGTCTCCCACCCAATATTTACCGTTCACCAAGACGTCAGCTTTGAAGACGCAATCGCTCAAATCTCTGAATTGCTGCGCTGTGCAGCCGCAACGGCTGAAGGTGCTGTGCAGGGATCAACAGGAGAAAACCGGGGCATGGCGTGTTCCACCGTTCACCTGATAGACATGGCTAGAACGTTGGCAGATCAGGCGTTGGATTGTTTAAAACCGCGCTAAAACAAAAAGCATGGGGGCTGAACTAACCGAAATAAATCAGTCCCCTTTACCCGGAATCCTGATCGCCGAGCGCCTCGGCATGACGGTTGCGAATGCCCATGATCTGGCAGCGAGCGCTAGTGAATCGGCGGCACCGGTACATCCAGAGGTTTTTCGGGGGAGTTTAGGAAAGAGTTCCAAGCCTCGAACGCATCGTGATGGCGCAGAGTCGCGGCGTCCCAATCGGCCCCCGCTACTTCCTTTGCGGAAACCATCATCATCATTTTGCTGGTGGCTGCGTCGAGTTCGATTAAGAGCTGGTGAGATTTGAACCTGAAGTCATCTAATCCGCTCATACATTCGCCTTGCGACAGGTCTAGCCGGAAATTCCGTGTTGTACCCGTCTAACTGAGGACAAAGCGTTGATGCCAAACGTTCCGTAGCGTAGACGAGCTACCGCTTCGCTTGATTTGAGCCCGCTCTGGGAAGCCTCTCAGGCTTCGATGTGGTGATTGACCGAGTAGCACTCGGGGCTTTTAGCCTTGCCAAATCAAGGCCCCTCACCAGAGCCTCCATCATGGTTTCGCCGGGCGCCTGAAGTACGGCGGGCACTGCGTCTACTGCGGGGTGCTGCTGGGTGAAAAGTGGCACGTGAAAAGCCTCAACCTCTAACCCAACAAAATAGAAAAGTGTTGGTACGCCTACCCAAAGGTTTTGGTACGCGTACCTTTTCCAGCGCCCAATAAAAAACCCCGTAGACGTTAATCTACGGGGTTTCTAAGAGTGGAGGCCGAGGTCGGAATCGAACCGGCGTAGGCGGATTTGCAATCCACTAATTTCCTTATTATTTTCAATAAGTTATATGAAAATCTATTCCGCATCACTAACATTTCTTCCTCGCTGGAGCCCTGTAAAATCGGGAGGTTCTATTTCAGTTGCGGAATGGATTTCTATGCCTCGTCGAGTACAGCCGAATAGCCCTACGGGTGGCCCTATCAAACCTTCCATTCAAAGGTCCGAGATAGGGATTCGAACCCGACCAGCACAAACCACAACCCGCTCAAGACCGCACTTATATTGGGTTTTGGGGAAGCTGCAAGGACAGAAACGGCCTATAGCGGCCCAGGTTATGCCCTAAATTTGCCCTAAGCTGACAGAGCTGATTGAGCCGCTTTGTATGCCTCAGGGCAATCGCCGCATCATCCGCTACGATGCAATCAAATCGCCTATCGACCTGCGGCATCAGAAAGTCAGCGCGGAGGCCAGTAGGTTTGGCCCTTGAATATCATCCCCGGGGTTCGCCCAAAACGTGCTGCGAGTGTGGCCGCCATTACTGCATTCATGGTTTCCAGATGAGAGATCATCATGGCCACATAGACCTCAAAAGTCGGATGTTTGGTCCAATAGCCATCCATGACTGCGCTGTGAAGCGAACGATCGAACCAGCTCCGGGTGATCATAAGCAAACCATCAATTCGATCTGGCTCATTCTCCTCACGGCGCATCTGCTCGTATCCACTCTGCTTCATCCGCTCACGTTCGGTATAGTTTCCAGGGCGGTACACTAGCTTATCCTCGGCCTCCAATAAGCGCTCGTGGACATCACGGTGCGATTTTTGATCAGGCTTTTAATAGGCAGCAAAACTGTAATCACAGAATAAACCGTGACTTACACTATTGAGGCCATCGGGCGTATCGACACGCTGATTGATAAGTCGGTCGAACCAGCGATTCAGCTCGTGAAAATTTCGAGCACCGAACAACTCAACTGCAGCTTTGTCCAAGCGCTGAGCATGTGGCAGTTCAGGGGCGGTAGCTTTGAGCTGCTTGCCGAGGCGCTTGACACGTCGGACGTCAGCGTAGGTAAGGGCGTGTTTCATGTCAGCCTCCAGGGCCAGGCCTAGTGTCCACTACGAAAACCCAATACAGGGCTGTTGTTACGGTCACGGTAAAGCGTGAGCTTTGCCTTTGTGGACGGTGGGCAATCCATCCCCTACGTCCCGCCTGAGAAAAATTTCAGTTCGCCTCGATTCGCTTTACTTTGGTGGGAGTTGATGCGTTTAATCTAGGAGGGGCGCTGGCGGTTAGCAGGACAGCATGCACGCTTAGTTATCCTCCAGCGCTGCCACTTGTTTTCGTCCATTTCAGCTAAATGCGCATGTCCCCATTTCTCGCCCCTTACGGCTTCCTGCCGACCGAAAAAAAATCCCGCACAGCACAATCAAGGCGACTGAATTATCGGGTTGCACAACAGTATATTTGACGTCAAAATAATGGCTGCAAATAATAAAGGCACAACAAAACAAATAAACATATTTTTTTAAAAAAAATTTATGAAAAAAGAGAGCTCCAAGCATCCTTTACTGGATGCTTACCAACCCTCGCGAACTCACATTCTTTAGCAGCTCCATCGCCCTGCACCACGATGATTGTATCCAGTGACTGTTTGACTGACGCGGGAACATTTGTCGCGCCAACGCACTCGCGAGACGCAGCCAAATATAGAAATTATACTATCGAAAAAAGCTCCCCCCCGCACTAGAATTCTGCCACACAATAAAAGATCCAGACAAAAAATTAACTTTGATATCAACCTCCCCACTTCAAAAACGCTAAAAAATAAATACTATTTAAATATAAATTAAGTAACAAGTGCACCAACAACAAAAGCAACAATCTAAATTCAGAAAAGCTCTTATTAAACCCCTAATCAGCAACTCTGTCGAACCATTTTTTCCGCGAGATTCAAGTCACACATCAGTAAAATCAGAAGATGAGCTTATATAACTATCAAAACAGCTTGCTCGCCGAAAGGCTTAACGACTAAGAACCAAACAAACACTTTAGATAAAAATGAAAATATTTAGAGCTATAAAAAAATATCTAACAAACAATAAAGATCTGGGCATTGCTGCCTGCATAATTTTTTGCGCATTTTCAGCGGTGATATTTATACTCTGCATTGAATATTTAGAACAGATAAAACTTAGCTATCAAATCACACTTCAAAACTACTACACCCCAACACCTAACAACTTCAATTTTTGGAACCGGCACCACTAAAAAACCGCTGGTAATATCCTGACCACGCTCACCGGCCATTTACGGGTTGGATTGGTGAAAATAGAAGCCCTGGCACCTTCAACGTTCGGGGCTTTACTTATTCCGCCACCACACAAATGACAATCGCCACGGCAAAACTCCAATAACCATCCAAATAATCTTCAGGACTCCCATTTGCGCCCCCCCCAATCAGACCTTAAGCGTAACCTGCAAGCTGTTGCCTCTAACCTCAACAGGTCAACCGCAGAACTGGTGAGGATTGCGGCGCGGCTGAGCCTTGCAGGCAATGAGACAGATGCCCAGGTCGTGCTGAAGATGTGCACCGTACTTCATGCGGACGAGGATCTTCTGTCTTGGTATGTGGATGAAGTGAAGGCGGGAAGGATTGTGCGGAAGGGCCTTCACTAGACGTGCCGATGTCTGCCTGGACTTGCTCCCAACTTTACTTGCCACAAGCACCTGCACAGCCCGAACACTCTTGTTACGCCTGCAACTCTTAATTAGAAGCCCTGGAGCCTTCAACCTTAGGGGCTTTGCTTATTCCGTCATCGCACAGATGACAATCGCCAAGGCAAAGCTCCAGCCAGACAGAACGACCAGCCAAATAATCTGTGACCCCATCAACCCTCCTTACTCATAGTTTTATCCGCTCAAACCAGCTTATTCTGGAAACAGCGCCAGTAGCCGTTTCGAAAGTCGGCGCTTGCCACACATCCATGGAACGATTGGCTTTGTCATTTTGCAATCCTTTGCAAGATGTATTAATTGAGGCCATGTTAAATTTTTTCGGCCACGAATATAGACCGGAGCCGCCATTTTTTTAACGCGGATTTTCAGCTAAGTTTTATTCTTTCTGAGTTGAGTCACCGAGCTACAGCCCTGAGGTACGCCTTCAGGCTCTAGCGCAACCAATATGCCAGCAATAACCTCTCGGCGAGCAATACTGCGAATATGGCCCAGACAGTTGCTATTACAGCCGTTAACACAAACTTTCTTAATCCCATTATCAAAAACCCAACAATTGTAAACCTCTACCATTTACCATCCGGGAATGAGCAGGCATATAGAACTTGCTCTAAAATTAGTATTTGGCGGTAATAGCTCTCACATAGCGCACGCTCTCGTTACACCTGCACCACCTGCTTCGATCAACTAGACTCTCAGCCCCTTAATCTAAGGATGGTCTGAAGTAGGCCGCTATTTTTCGACTGCTGAGCCGTCTTCTCGATCACAACGCTGAATTTCTTACGGAGCGTCCACGGATCGGCCTTAGCCAAGTCCATAGCCGACTTGACTCCCATAGCATCAAGATGGAGTTTCATCTTGCGACCGCCCCCCCACACCTCCGCCACGTCAGTATTACGCAGCACCCAGTCCCGCTTAACCGGATCGGTGATATTGACCAAACCGCCGGTTTGGGACTGCAGGCGCTTCGCGGTGTGGTTTGCCAACTTAGCGAGAGTCTTAGTGTGAGCGATACCTACTCCGACAGGGATGCCTGTGCAGCGAAGCACCTGGGCACGAATCTGTCGGCCTAACGCATCCAACCCAATGACACCTGTCAGATCGGCGAATGCCTCATCGATGCTGTACACCTCAACTGCCGGCACCAACGCCTCGATCAGGCTCATCACTCGCTCGCTCATGTCGCCGTACAGCGCGTAGTTGGAGGAGAACGGCACAATGCCGTGCTGCCTGAGCTTGTGCTGATCTGGAAATACGGCTCGCCCATCTTGATGAACGGCTTCGCGTCGTAACTGCGCGCAATGACACAGCCGTCGTTGTTGCTCAGCACCACGATGGGCACCTTCGCCAGATCCGGCCGGAACACCCGCTCGCAACTGGCATAAAAGCTGTTTCAGTCGATCAGCACAAAGGTCGGTTCTTGCTTAGACATGGCTGCGCACTGTGCTGGTGATCACACCCCAGATTGAGAGCTCATCGCCTTCAAGCACATAACGCGCCGGGTATTTGGGGTTCTCTGATAAAAGGATCACCTCCCGGCCGCGCTTACATAGGCGCTTGCGGACGGGTTCATTGTTCAGCAGAGCCACCACCACATGCCCGTGAGCCGGCTCAATGGCACGATCCACCACCGCGAGATCGCCTTCAAAAATACCAATCCCCTGCATGCTTTCCCCGGTGATGGCTACCAGGTACACATGCGGTGCGCGGATATTCAGGACCTCATCCAATGAGATGTGCTGCTCGATATGATCCGCTGCCGGCGAAGGAAAGCCGGCCGGTACCTGGAACGAACACATAGGCAGCTTCGCGCCTGCCTCAGCGATAGGACCTAGAATGGTGAAGCTCATGATGCGGCCTTTTACAGACACTGTACGAATGTACAGTTAACTTTGTAGCACGCTTGCGGTCAATTTTTCTGTAGGGGATTTCGACAGGCGGAGAGGTGCGTATGTGCGGACGATTCGTGCAGTACGAAGGAATGGCGATCTTCATTGAAGAACTGAGCCCCCAGATAGAGCTGTTCAGCGGTTACGACGCTCAGCCTATTGATCGCTACAACGTCGCCCCGTCGACACGGGTGCAGTTACTGCACGCAGCAGAAGATGGGCTGCATATCGATGCAGTCAAATGGCGATGGGCGCCGTTCTGGGCCAAGGGCAAGCGCCCCGATCCGATCAACGCCCGTGTAGAGACGGTCACCACGGGAAAGTTCTTCAAGCAACTTTGGCCGAATGGCCGAGCCCTGGTGCCAAGTGAAGGGTGGTACGAGTGGGTCAAAGACCCTGACGATCCGAAGAAAAAGCAGCCCTACTTCATTCGCCTGAAGGGTCAGAAGCCCATGTTCTTTGGCGCGCTTGCCCAAGTTCATCCTGGCCTGGATCCGCACGACGGCGATGGGTTCGTGATCATCACCGCCGCCAGTGATCAGGGCATGGTGGACGTTCACGACCGCAAGCCGTTGGTGCTGACACCTGAGCACGCCAGGGAATGGATTGACCCCAACCTTCCCCTAGCCCGGGCTGAGGAAATAGCAAAGGAATGTTGCCAGCCTGCGGATGACTTTGAGTGGTATGCCGTTGCTAAAGCAGTAGGGAGCGTGAAAAACCAGGGAGCTGATTTGCTGCTGCCGGTGTCATCCAAGGATGTCTGACGCTATCAGAACAGCCCTCCCAGTGCAGCCGGCTCCCAGTTCATGATCACCAGTTCACCGCTAACCTCAGCCTTTCCCTGACGCTGATTGGTATTGCAATAGCGGATATCGAGCGTCTCAAAGTGAAAGCCATCAAATACCTGTCGAATGTCCGGGTGATCGTTGATGCTAATCATGACCTTCCCCTTGCAGCGCCGCATGAAGCCGGCCATGCGCTCATAGTTTTCAAAGGGGAAATCCACGCCATAGCCCGCCGTCTGCCAATAAGGCGGATCCATGTAGTGGAAGGTATGCGCACGGTCATATCGTTCAGCGCAGTCAAGCCAAGGGAGGTTTTCGACGTAAGTTCCGGACAGTCGCTGCCAAGCGGCCGAGAGGTTTTCCTCTATCCGTAGCAGGTTGATGGCCGGGCCAGTGGTCGCGGTTCCAAACGTCTGGCCCGTCACCTTGCCAGCAAAGGCGTGATGCTGCAGGTAGAAAAATCGTGCGGCGCGTTGGATGTCGGTGAGGGTTTCAGGGCGGGTCATCTTCTGCCACTCGAACACTTGGCGCGAGCTCAGCGCCCATTTGAACTGGCGCACGAATTCTTCTAGGTGGTTCTGCACGACGCGGTACAGCGTCACCAGGTCGCCGTTGATGTCGTTGAGGACTTCAACCGGCGCGGCCTGGGGACGCATGAAATAGAGCGCGGCACCGCCGGCAAATACTTCGACGTAGCATTCGTGAGGTGGGAAGAGCGGGATGAGGCGATCAGCCAGGCGGCGTTTGCCGCCCATCCAAGGAATGATGGGTGTGGACATATAAAAGCAAGACCTTTGCTGTATGGATAAACAGTGCTAGGCTCGCTCCGCTTTGTGCACGAAGCAGGAGCCTTGGCTGGACTTGCAGGGACGTTCTGCGGGGAAGGTGGTCGGGCTGGATGTTGACGCATCCTGCCCGGCCGCTCCTTTTACTTCGATGTAGAGACTTCTTTTGCGTAGGCCTGACAGGCCCGCAGCGCGATCAATCCTTGGTCGCCGGCATCGGTAATTCCGATAATTCGTTGAGCATGCGCTGGCTCAAGTTGGGCTCTTGTGGTGCCATGAACCACACGGCCGGTGGCGGTGGTGGTTGGCACTGAACAGCTGCTGGTGTCGTCGGTGGCGGCGAGTACGACTGACAGCCGCAGATCAGCAGTAGCCAGGCGATCACGCAGACGAACCTGCTTGGTTTGCTCATCGGTCAATTCCTTGTAGTGGGTTTCGTCTTTGTTCTGCAGACGCTGCTCCAGAGCCAGGCGCTTGTCCTGCTCGGTACGCTGCACGGCGGCAGACGCTTGGGATAACTCGCTAAGGGTGTCCGCCTGCAGCCGGGCCTGACGCTCCAGCTCGCGGCCATAACGCCAGTCCTGGGCTGTCCAGGCCAACGCAGCAGATCCGGCAATCACCATCAACAACAGCACGCCGACGGCAGCGAAACGGAACTGCGCGGGGATCAGATCGAAGAAACGCATAACACCGCCCTCGCCCTGGCCCACAGCTGCAGCCGATCCTCCAGGCCATTGAGGCCCCCATTGATCCGGCGGGTGATGGTGTTGAATTGGTCCTGATCCGCGAGCGCATTCAGCCCATTCACGGACCAGAACCACGCCGCCGACTCTGCCGCCCATTGCGGCTGCTCGAGCAGCTCGGGGGTGCGCAGCAATCGCTCATCGCCGAACAGTGCCAGGCTGCAGCGCAGATAGTTGTCGTGGCCGGTGATCTGGATCAGTCCACGGCCACGGTAGCGCTGACCATCACCGTCAGCTTCCGGGGTGTTGCCGAGCTTCGTCGCCAGGTTGCCGGTGTCGTATTTGCTCAGGTACTGATCGCCCCCCAGCTCGCGGACGTACTGCAGTTGACCCGACTCGTGACCGACCTGTGCCAGGAACGCGGCTTGGCGCTTCGGTGTGTTGATCTGTCGATGCGCCATTGCCGTGCTAAGGGCAGATACAAAAACGCCCACTTGGCGGCGGGCGTTTGGCATGATGCGTTGCAGCTCTTGTTCGGTGACGGACATACAAACTCCAGATATAAAAAAAACCGCCCTGAGGCGGCGTTGATGCTTTAAGGCGCGTTCACGTTCACGACCTTGAGCGGGGGTTTAGCTTTTTTTGCCTTGCCCTTGGATTTGCCCTTCTTGCCGGCATTGCACTCAACGGTGGTCGACCAGCCGGATTGGGTGAACACCTGCTCCACCGAGTCCGCCAAATACTCACCATCAAGGCCGACCTTGAACCCCTGGGCGTTGATCAGGCGTTCGGCAAAAATGTCTGTCCGGCCCGGCATCTCGAAACGCACGTCGGCAGTCGAGCGATTGAACGCCGCCAACCGAGCTTTTGCGGCAGCCTCGGCGGCGGTCTTGTTCGGGTAGATATGCCGGTCGGTATGCACCGCCGGCAATCCATCTGGCGCGTCGTCGTTATCAACGGTGACGACTGCCAACTTGCCGTCCTTCTTGTTCTGGTGCTTAGTCGCCACGGCCTTGTGCGAATTGCGATCCCCAAGGCTGAATTGCCATCGACTGAGGTCGCTACGGGTCAGAGTAATAGCGCCGAACGTCTTGCCGCTGGCTGTCTGACCAGCCTGACGTGGCATCACCAACAGCTTGCCGTCGGCCACCTTGGCCGTGCAGTCGTATTGCTTGGCCAAGCGCGTAATAAAATTAAAATCGGACTCGTTGAGCTGATCCACCCGGGCGACTTTCGTAGCCACCGGGCACACCGCTTGCCAGCCATTGCGAGCCGCGATATCGGCCACGATCTTCGACAGCGACACATCCTCCCAGCTTCCGCTACGGATGGTCTTGCCACTGCCGCGCATATCGCTGGCCTTGCCCTTAATCACTATCGTATCCGGTGGCCCCGACACTTCGACCGTATCCACCGCGTAACGCCCCAGGCGCACCAAGGACGTTTCGGCATAGCCCAGGTAGATCTCGATAGAGCTGCCACGCCGAGGCAGCACCACCTGGCCGTCCCGGTCATCAATGCGCAACTCAAACTCGTCGGACTCCATCCCGGGCTTGTCGGATGTGCGCAGTAACAACAACCGGTCATTGATCTTGGCCGTCACATCGGCGCCATCAGCCACGATTCGAAACATAGGTTTCATTGGGTTTTTCCAAAAAAAAGCCCGCACGTAGCGGGCCAAAAACAAATCATCGTTACGCGTAACGCAACGGGCGGCCTGCGACGGGAGCGCCCGAGATCAATCCCACAAGCTGACCCCCTCCCCGGTCGGACTGGGAAGATCCGGCAGATAGATCACCAACCCGACTCGATAGGGCTGGGGCTCATCCGCCAGCCCCTGATTGGCGTCCAGTACCGCCTCGGTGCTGCCGTTCAAATGGCCGTAAACGTTATGGCAAATGACATCGAGCATGTCCCCGTCAGATGTTCTGCATGTCGTCGCCATAGCGCACAAACTCCAGACTGAACCCTTGTTTACGCGGAATCCCGCCGTGCAATAGCGCGCCCTGTTCCTCGTTGATCGCCTTCAGACACCAAGTCCCGATTACTTCGCCATAGCCCGTGGTCAGAGTTAGCGGCTGTAGCCTGGCGCCGATGGTGCGCAACGCATCCAGCTGCTTGAGACCGCCTTTGAAACCCGGGTAAATCGTCCCCTTAAGCGTTAACTTTTCCTCTCCCATGCCTACGGCCTGCTGCGCTGGACGGCGCGACAGGCGCTCCTGTGAGGCCCAGCGGAATTCGGTCGAGCGGCTAAGCTCGTCGAAGGCCGCCGTGTCCAGATTGAAGTAATAGGGCTGCTCCTTGGGGTCACGGGGTTGGATGATCAGCAAGTGAGGGAACGGCTTCACTGCTTCCGGCGCCGGGGTGGCATCCGTGGCAAACGCACTGGTGGGCACGATGTTGGCCAGCGACGGGCTGACGTTTCCGGCTATCTTGTTGATCGCCGTTGCAGCCTTGCCCGCCTGCTCCTTCAGCGCACCCATACGTTCCTGTACCTCGGCGGCCGCCCGCGTTGCACGGCCGTACACGGCTACTACCTGGCCGACCTTTGACTGTGCTGCATCCACGCCACGCATTACCCGCTTTAGCTTGGCGCCGACACTCGGCCCCACGAACGGGATATTTTCCAGCTCGGACGCGGCGCCGGTTAATTCCGAAATGGCGCCATTCACCGGCCCCAGCATGCCGTCAGCACTGCGCCGCCCAGCCTCCCCGGCTTCGACCAGGTACTTTAGGCCCGACTGCATTTGTTCCATGTACGCCATGGGGCCTCCTTACAGATGGGGTTCGTCGTAAAGCTTCGCGGCGTTTTGTTTCGCCGCATCCGCCATCATTAACCGCATATGCGGCATGAGATCCTGCGCCAAGCGTTGTGGGTCTTTCACATCCCCTTGCACCGTTACCGGCATGCTCAGCGAGTACTCAAACTTTTGATCCACATTCGCCGGGACAGGCTTCTCAGGCTCTTTGGGCTGAATTGCCACGGCCGCCGATTTGGCCGGCGCAGACACTGCCAGGGAGCGCGCTGCATCCCCCGGCGCGGGCACCTGAGTTGCAGGCGCCATCAGCAGCGCACCCGTACCGTTCGCGCCATTAAATGACTTGCCCATGGTGGCCAGAGTTGGAATAGCTGGCCCCGGCCGAGGCGCCATCAGCAACGGAGTTACCGGTGGGGCGGGCTTTTCGTCATCCCCCCCAAACCACGACTTACCCGCAGCGCCGCCCAGGGCAGAACCACCCATGCTGCCCAAGTAAGCGCCCACCAGCCCGCCTATAGCGGTACCGATGATCGGCACCACTGAGCCAATAGCGGCCCCTGCCGCAGCGCCCGCCATAGTGCCGGCAAGGTTGCCAGCGGCCGCACCATAACCCTCGGCCTGCTCGTCCTTGGTCTTGGCGTTTTCATAGGTGTCGAAGGCCATGGCGCCGGCCTCCATCAGCGAGCCCCCGGGTATCATCTTGGCGGCTTTACCGATCTTACCGACCGCTTGCACTACCCCGCCCAGCTTGGACAAAGCACCGCTGGGCACCGGAACCGGTGGAATCGGCGGCCGTGGAATGGGCACCGGGGGCCGTGGCACTGGCGGTCGCGGTGGTCGGCCCGCCCGTGGTGGCGTCGGCCGACGTCGCGGAGGGTTTCGCTTTGACCCGGGCCTACGCCGACGCGCTTCCCCCGGGCCTCCAGCACCGCCACCAAGGGATCCGGCGTTGACCACGAAAACTTTCTTGACCCCGTCACCCTCCAATCCCGCCGCCGCACCACCATCATCAGCGCCTGAGGCGGCGTCCTTTGCAAGAGAAACCACCTTGAGGCCGGTCGCTATCACATCGAACTTGCCCGGCTTCTTGCCGCCTTCCCCTGCCGCATCTGCGTCGCTATCGACGGACTGCCCCTTAAGGGCAACAACCGCCTTGAGCCCGGTCTCCACCAGCGACAGCGCTTTGCCGGCCTTACCTTTGGGCTGGCCATTATTTCCGCCGCCGTTGCCGTCCTCAGCGTTGGTCACAAAGACCTTTTGTACTTCGCCGGACTTGCCACCCAGCGAGCCTCGCGCCACGTTGAGCAACCCTTTAGCGATTTTGAAGGAGCTGAGCAGGCCTTTGAGCGCAATCAATCCGCCACCAACCGCCGCGATCCCCGTCACCACCCCGGGCGCGCTGTCAGACAGCGAGGTGATGCGCTTGGTGACTTTGGTCAGCGTTTCGGCCACGGTATCAGTGACAGGCCGAAGTGCGTCCCCCACGCTGCGCATGGCGTCATCCATCGACTGAGCCATTTCGGCCCACTTCTGCGACGACGCTTCACGCCGCTCGCTGAGGTTTTTGTCGAGGATGCCCGTGGCGTCACGCGAATCGTTTTTGAGCTGGCTGTAAAGCGCCTTGTTCTGCATGTAGGCAGACAGGGCGGCCTTCACCTGCATGTCAGCGAACAAGTCGCCAGTGCGCAAGGACTCCTCCAGCGAGGCCATCATGGCCTTAGCTTTCTCCGGGTCGGACTCCTTGCTGATTTTTGCCGTGGCCTCGGCCATAGCCGCCGCACGCTTCGGATCGGTGGCTTGAATATACTTCTGCGCCAACGCCATGCTGGTTTCCAGCGTGGACATACCGTTCTGCAAACCGGTCTGCATCGAGCCCTTGTAGTCTATACCGGCCTTGGCATACGCCTTGACGGTGTCGCCGGAGCCGATTTTGCTCATCCAGTTTTTGAGGTTGTTGGCTGCTTCATCGGCACCGCCGGCAGACTTCATCTGCACTTGCAGCATGGCGCCCAACTGCGTCACCGCTTCCATGCCGGTGATGCCCAAGCTACCCATGTTAGCCAACAGCTCAGGGAACCATTTAGCCATGTCGGCAGCTTCAAAGCTGCCCGCCTGCCCTTGATAAGCAATCGCCTCCAGCGCCTGCTGCATCTGCTTGGCGTCGGTGATTTTGGCGTTTTGCCCCAGGGCGTTGATCATCTTCGCCGTGTCGACACCGTTCGACCCTTGGCCCACAACAAACTTGGCCGCGACCGGTGCATATTCGAGGGCCTTGCTCAACTCCATGCCGGCGCCGACCAACTGGTTAACCACGTCGGCCACGTCATTGCGCGCCATGCCGGTGTCACGCGAGGTATCGATGATCTTGCGCGACATCTCCTGTTCTTGAGGTTTGTTGGCAATGCCAGCCTTGATCGCGATGTCACGAACAATCGCCCCAAAGTCCGCGCTGACTTTCGTCGGAACAGCCAGCACACCGACACCAACGACAGCGGCGCCGACCGCGCTTTTCGTGCCCGCTTTACCGGCATCAAGCTGCTGATGCCCTTTGGCTTTAAGCTCGGCTTTGTTGGCCGCTTGCCCCATAGACCGATAGGCCTTCTCCAAACGGCCAACCTCGATCCCCTGCTTTTTCAAACTATCGAGGTTGGAGTTCAACCGGCCCAGCAGCTTTGAAGCCCCTGCTGAGCCGCTGTCGTGGGCTTTCTTCCACTCATCGCGCAGGCGAATCGTGTCGCCGATAGCACTTTGCAGAACACGCGATTTTTTGCCTTCCGCCTCAAGGCGCTTGATTCGCCCCGTAACGTCCTTGAATGCAGCGCCGACCGTCGAACTGACGGCGCCGCCAATCACTAGCCCGAGGGCGAGTTTGTTCGCCATGTCATGGCCCCCATTTGCACAGCCTTACCGACGGCAGCTCAATCCGTGAGCCACCACACCATCTCAGCAAACGGCATTGACTGGATCTCAGCGGCGGAAAATCCTGTTTCCGCCGCCAGACGTTTCGCGGCCATTTTTATGACGCCAGGATCAAAGCCCGTCGTCTTGGTCCATACGAAAATAGCCGGCCTGCAAACGGTTAAAATCCACCAACTTCAGGCCCTCCAGATCCGCAACAGGCGCACCGGACAGCGCGGCAAACAACACCAGCTCGCGCTGCTCGTCATCACCAGCCGCGTCACGATTAGCTGCGCGCACATCGCCCACTGTCGGGGAGCGCAGAGCCAATTTATCAACCGACACCCCGTTGATTTCGCTCGGGCAAGAAAGCGTAACCAAGGCCTGATCGGTGGTGACAGACAGCCATGGTGGCATCACCGCCGTGTAGTCAGTATCGGGTACTAGGTGCGAATAAGCGGCCTGAACACGGCGATAGTCCGCAAGCTTGAGGCCTTCAAGATCCTTAACGCCCACATCAGCCAAGCCAGCGAATAGCATCAGCTCACGCTGTTCCTCGTCGCCATTGGACGCCTTATCGGCTGCCCGCACTTCGCGCACGGCCGGGGCACGCAGAGTAAATGTCTCGACCAGCACGCCGTTGGCATTGCTTGGCCGTGTGAGCGTAACGACGGCAGCGAGCGCGCTGAGCGACAGCCAGGCCGGTACTTTCTTAGCAGTTGCTTGATTCATCTGGATCTATTCCTTACAGGCCGAGCGCGTTGCGCACTTCGAGGAGTTGGTCTTTGCCGTCGATCACCTGCACGCCGGCGACCATGTCGATTTCGTACATGAGGCGCCCGTCGATTTCGAGCTTGTAGTAAGCGACCGCGATGGCGTATTTAATCTCGGCCGGATCACCGGCTTTCCAGTCGCCCAGGTCGACCTCTTTGAGTCGACCGCGCAAGGTGGCGACAACGGCCGTCACAGCCCCTTTCTGCCCCTTGAAGGCGCCCCGGAACGTCGCGTTAAAAGCGGTGCCATCGGCCAGGCCGAAGTACTTCAGCGACTCACGGCGCACGCCTTTGGTAACAAAGGACGCCTCCATTTTTTCCAGGCCTTGGTCCATCTCAATGGCACCGGCCATGCCGCCAGCGCGATATTCATCGGTCTTGGTGGTCAGCTTTGGCAGCGTCAGGCTAGGCACGTCGCCGGCGAAGTTCACGCCGTCGACAAACAGGTTGGTGTTAAACAAAGTTTGAGGAATCATTGACGGTGCCCCTTAGGCTGCTTCAAGAACTTCGGTCATCCACTGATCGGTGACTTCGAAAAGGAAATTCGGGTTTTCGGCCGGCGGCACGTCGGTGAAACGGATGCGCCAATAAACCTTGCCCTGGGCAATTTGGCTGGCCGTGTTCAGCTCGGTGTCCGGGAACACTTCGAAGTTGATAATTGCGCCCTGGGCTTTCAGGTCGCGCATGAACGCTTCCAGGCCGTCCGTCACATCCTTGACGTAGGTCTTGGTGATCGAGCGGTCTACCGCCCACTTGTGGCCGGCCTGCACCGCATCCATGAGGATGAACAGCGTACGAACGCGGGTAACGAAGGCCCACTTCGGATCACTCGACAGGGTGCGGTTACCCCACAGGCGATAGCCGTCATCGCGGATGATCGTTGCGATATTGGCGTTGTTCAGCAGGTTGGCCCGGCACGTCGTGTCACCATCCAGATACTCCACAGCCCGGGTCGTGCCGGTGATGCCGGTAAGTTCCTTGTTCGACGGCGAGGCCCAGAAGCCGTACTCCGCATCTGTCCAGGCGAACAAGCCAGCGGCCCAGGCTGAACCCGGGGCGTCTACGGTCTTGCTGAGGTCGGTGTCCCAGTACTGAACACCAGGGTCAACCATGAACAGGTTACGGCTGCCGAAGTTATCGGCGTAAAGCATGGCGGCCTCGTCCGTAGTGCCAGGACCGTCGAGAATGCCGATAGCCCGCAGCTTCTGCGCCAGGCTATCGAGTGCCGTGGCCACCGCCTGAGTAGCCGTGTGACCCGGCGCGATCAACAACCGCGGCTGTGCGTTGAACAGGCTTTTGCCGTCAAGCAACGCTTGCAGGCCGGTGCGCTGACCCGACGCCAAAACACCACCGATGATCGCTGAGGTTTGCAACGCCGCGTCCTCCAGCTTCGGGACGCCGATGGCGACGATTACCGCCTTGGCCTTGGTGTAGATCGCTTTACAAGCCTTGGTGATCGCCGAATTAGCACCGAACGCGGCAATGGCTTCGCGCTCAGAGGTGATCAACTTCAACTCGCCGGCCTTGGCGTTGCCGCCGCCCAACTCGCCAGGGGTGAAGGTGTCGCACAGCCCGATGATGGAAGACGACGGCAGCGAAATGGTGCGTGCGCCGGTATCAACCGAAGTCGTGGTGACGCCGTGAAAGAAACTCATAACGTTCAATCTCCAGAAACAAAAATGCCCCGCAAAAGCGAGGCTGGGAGGGGTGCTCGTGTTAGGCGTAACGGAATACAAAACGCCCCGACAAGGCGCGGAGTTAAGGGGTTTGCTGGTCTATCCAGGCTGGCGTGATAGGACGGTGCTTAGCGTCGGGAAAGTCCGACGCCTGGGGCCAATCACGTAGTGATTGCATGTAGGCCAGCAGCTCGCCGTATTGGTCAACCGTGAGCGACGTAGCGCCGCCCAACTCCACTTCGTCGCGGTGACGCTCACGCAACCATTTGACCGACTCCAGCTCACCGTCGCGCCATCGGCGCTCAGTAGCAGCATCTTCTTCTGGTGTAGATAGCGGCAGTGTCTTGCCACCTTTTTCTACCCACTCCAAGTAAAAAACCCAGTCTGTATTCCCGATATCCTGGGGAATAAACACACCATTAGGCAGCCTCTGCACACCTGCGGGGCTCTTTTTAAACTGAACACCATTCAT